GACTGGGAAGTCAAAGCACAAGATGTTGCTACCGCTGCGCAGTCACGTTATATGTTGGATCGTGACGATGATAGACGAGCGACCAACGATCTTATACGTCAAAACTTCGAGAACAGCGTTTTGCTGGCACTCGAAAGTTTCAAGAATAGAAATCGAGATTACGTCCCGTCGAAAGAGAACGCCACGAAGGTGGTTGGCTATGTTAGTCGGCGCGGCCTTGATCCAACCGATGTAAGGAATTATCAGAAGGCGTATGACGTTCTTCGCGAAAGCGGACTCATCACTTCTGCAAATCAGCCTGCTGTGTCTGAATTGGCAACAGAGGCTCCTAGTATGCGTGAGGAAAAGACGGCACCGAATACGCAGGTGCCAGTGGCCGAGCCCGCTCGAATTAGCGACGCGACGCCACCGCAAGAAAAGCGGCCTGTTGCCCAGATTTCTACTGGGCTTTCAAGTGCTGACTCGATCAGCGAAGGTGAAACCACTGCAAAATCTATTTTGGATGCGTTCGACTATCGACACATCTTCAAAGATGGTGCAGGGAAACCGACAGGTGTAGTTAAAACGTTCAAACGCGAAGATGCATATAACAATATGCCGAGCGAAATGCACAAGCATTTTCTCGAAGAGGATAAGAGGCAAAGACGCATAACGGGTACCGGCAACGGATTCCCCGAATGGTGCGATGCCTGTGAAGCCAAAATCGCGGCAGATCATGCTGCTCTACGGCGCAGCAGATAACGAACGTTAGTTGAACTTCTTTGGGAGAAGTTGAGTCAACAGAAATGGTCAAACGATATGACTGGATACTCTCCAGCAATTAACGGCCAGTCGAACCTCCCGCAATCGACTGTGAAGTATTAACAACATGGTACTTCTAAAACTTGACTAAATCGGGGAACATCTGATAGAATCAGACAATCCCGAGGAAAGGTCGCATGTACCAAACTGACAAGACAAAGTGGTCGTATCTGGCCGGAATTCTTGACGGTGAAGGAACTATCTGTTTGCACGAAATAAAGAACGACAAAGGCTGGCAGCATTTTGGGTTGCAAGTCATCATCTACGGAACTTCCGTTAGGCTGATGAAGTGGCTCGTTGCCTGTTTCGGCGGCGTTTATTATGTTCGTTCAAAAACCAAACTATCTGTGAAGACTCAGTATGCTTGGCACCCTTCGGGGAAAGCCAACCGTGAACAGTTGTTGCTTGGCGTGTTACCGTATATGGTAATCAAACGCGAACAGGCTAAACTGGCTCTTGAGTTTATTCGCCTCGGGGATAATGTAAAAGACCCCGAAGCACGCAAGAAGTTGGTTGAGCAGTGCCGTTCCCTCAATAAAAGCGAACCCTCCGTAGAGACTGATACGCCAAGCGGCTCACCTGAGTCGATGATACAGTCCGAACTCACAAGCGATTGTGAGAGCGACCCTGTGAGAACACAGGGAGATGAAGTAGCCCGTTTGTCCTAAACGGCTTCCGATTCTTTAATTCCAAAACACATTTGTATGACAAAAAATTCCGAGAAAATCTCAAGGCCCAAACCCCCTTCGTAGCTTGCTCGGAGCGTCTTGATCTTCCGATGAAAAGCGGAAATCAATATGAAATGTTCATGTACGTCCCCTTGGCGGCTAACACGGCCACCACGGTTGAAGGTACTGTCGGCACTTCCATCCCTGTCAGTGTTCTGAACACCACTGCGGTGATTGGCGAATATGCTGATTACGCTAACTTTAGCTCACTTTCCCTCGCTACCGCAATCGACAATACTGTCGAAAACGTAGCCAAAGAGATGAGCTACAGACTCGGCGAGAGTCTTTCCGCTCTGGTCCGTGCGACCGCTGACGGCGCGTCCGCTATCGACTCCAGCGTGCTTGTGGAACTGGGTGCATCAAGCACCTCCAGCTTCACCGCTCTGTCGTTGAGCCAAATCCGAAACTCTGTCCAGTCTCTGGCAGGCCGTTCGGTTCGGCCCTTCGACGAAGCGTCCAAGGCATTCTGTGGGGTTAGCAAAGCATTTGCCGCGGCGGCATAATGAATAGCTCCACATTAAAAATCTAGCTATATCGGTGGAACTCTGATACAATCAGACAATACCGAGGAAAGATTTGATTGAAGAAAACTCGATTTGCTTATATCGCCGGAATCGTTGATGGCGAGGGACACCTTACAATTGGTAAAACCAAAAGGCCCGATAACAGCAACGGTTCTTATTCTTTTCACTATACTGCAAACGTAGGCGTAACGAATACGTATAAACCGCTAATGAAGTTATTGGTGGAACTGTGCGGCGGGGCGTTCTACGCAGTAAAAAACGGTGGGAAGAAGCCGTGCTACAAATGGGTTCTTACTACGAACGCAAGCAGAGAAAAGTTTCTGTTGGCCGTGCTTCCATATTTGTTGGAAAAGCGCGCACAAGCAGTGCTCTTGCTTAAGTTCGTTAGAATGCAAAACATAAATAATCCTGCGTTGCGAGAAGCAATGTTTCAGGAAATGCAGGTTTTGCACAATCAAAAATCCGTAGAGACTAATATGCTAGACGGCGTCACGCCTCCCGGCGAAACGTTGAAGAGAGAGCCCGACCTCACAGGCGACTGTGAGAGCGATCCTGTGGTGACACAGGAGACCGTCAGAAATTTGTAACAAGGTTCTGACAAAGTCTTAAAACCCAAACACACAGTATTCACCCGTTCGCTCTTGGCGACGTGCTGGCTGACAACAGCAACGATAGCCCGCTCGACATGTTGAAGCACACCCCCGTGGGTCTGGCTCGCATGGAAGAGCTGGTCTCGGTCGATCTGACCGAAGTGATTGAGTTGCCCGCCTCTGGCGTGCACTTCTTCCAGACCAACCAGATCACCACGACCCCGACCTATCAGGGCGTGGCTGGACTGACAGCTCTCCGCACCTATATCTTCGGGCGCGATGGTTTGTACTCCATCAACCTCGGAGCGCAGGGTGACACCGGCTTCGGTGATGGCGAATGGCAGAACATTAAGTGCAACATCAAGCAGAACGTCGAGCCGTCGGTCGCTGATCCCGAGGGCCTGATCCCCGGCTGGACGAGCTATCGTGTTCATTTCACGACCAGCCTCGGCCCGGATACTACCATCAGAATGCGTCAAATTGACGCCGCATCTGCTATAAGTTGATGATAACAAAACCCTTAGAGCGGTAAATCACTTTACCGCTTCTACAGGTTTCTTCCACCAACGGCGCGGTCTTTGGTTGTGTTTTTGTGTAATTGGGGACGCCCATCGGACGTTCCCCAGTTCATAATTTCCGTCATTGTCGATTCTATCGATTGACCAATAGCGTTCATAGCCTTCAACTAAAGGCGGCTTTGGGCCAATCGTAGACGCAATGTCATCAAAGAACGCCATAAAAGAATCTTTCCATTTAGGACAGACTGTGATGCCGCGCCCTGCATAATCAGGATCACGGGCACAGCGCGCCTTGATGTTTATCCAGATGGTGTATATCGCAGAAGGGCGCTTACTACCCTTTTCGACACTACGCTGTCCGTGAACAGTGACAAAGGTTCCGCTTCGGGAATAGCAGCCACAGCTTTTAGTGTGGCCGTTGCGTAATTCAGCACCAAGAGCCACAAATTTTATTCCACAGAAGCATTCGCAGTTCCATTGCGATTTACCGTGAATGGAAGTGCCTGCTGGCGATGTGACAATAACGCCAGAGTCTAAAACTTTACCTGCCAAATCAAGTCTTCTCATAGAGCTTAGATTAACACAGGTTGCATCAGTTGTCAATGCTTAAAATGAAAGGACATCAACATGGCAGATACACAAGAATCTTACCCTTTGCCGACTAACGGGATTGGGAAAGCTCTCTTCATGAAGTTGTCTGGGATCGGCGTCTCGAACGCAAATCCTGAGACTCCTTCAGGGACCCTCGTCGGTGGAAACAACACCTACAAGGTAAAATTATCCGTCGCCAACAGCATCTCCGCAGGTGTTTCGGCTACCGTTGCTGTCACTGCATCTCTGTTCGACTTGGCTGGCACGTTCCAGTCTATCGCAGGGTCTGTGACTGCAATTTCGTACAATGCCCAGCCTACCACTACCAGCGGCACGCAGGAATCGTACCCGGTACCGAACGCGCAGGTGGGTGCAGTTGCAAGCGTCGGCGCAGTCTCCATCACCGCTTCGGCGGGCGTGGCGACCATCACCCCTCTTAATCCGGGGCAAGCTGTCGTAGAGTTCGAGTATCCGTTCGCTGGCAACAGCGAAGGCCTGA